CTGTCGATTACGCTGGCCTTGCGAGGTCGAATGGGTATGAACCTATCCAAGAGGAGAAAGTTCACCCATCGACACTCAAAGTAGTTATGAAGGAATGGAAAGACAAAGGTCAAGACGTTCCAGAAGAACTATTCAATACATTTGATGGAAATCAAACGTATTTAAAAAATAAAAAATAAACTAATAACTCAATAAGGAGATATAACTATGGCAAATACAAATGCTATGACTAAAAAAGATAATGCAGGTGCATTATCTACTATCAATCTAAGAGGAGACTCTGGAAGAGGTAGTGAAGAAATAAAATCGGACGATATGTCAACACCGATTTTAAAAATCCTACATCAGCTATCACCTGAATGTAATCAATCTAATGCTAAATATGTAGAAGGTTCTAAACCTGGTATGATTTATGCAAAAGGTTTAGGTACATTAATAGATGGTAATGAAGGTGTGGAATTACTTGTTGCACATGTGCAAACAAGATTTCCAGAATGGCAAGAAATGGGAGACACAGCGGCTCCACCTGTTGCCACACATTTAACAGTACCAAGTGATGCTGTTGAAGAAAGAAATGGTAAGTACAGACTGACCAATGGTAATTACTTAGAAAAAACTGCATATTTTTATGTAATAGTTTTAGGTGATGAACCTAGACCTGCGGTAATTACTATGAGATCATCTAACTTAACACCGGCTAGAGAATTAAATCAGTTAATAAAAAATCTTAGGTTTAAGGACGATAAAGGTGTTTATAATCCGGCAGCATATGCAGCAGTTTATAATTTAAAAACTGTTGGTAAAGTTGCAGGAAGTAAAAGTTGGCATGTTTATAAACCATCTATGTCTAGAGCTTTGGACGTATCTAAAAAAGAAGATGCGGACTTGTATTTAATGGCGCAGGAGTTTCAAAAATCTGTGTCTAAAGGTTCTGCTAAACCTGAATATGAGAAAAGCGATAAACCAAAAACTGAAGATATTATATAATTCACTAAGTGAATAACTTCGGAGATAGAGTGGCGACGGGAGACTGTCGCCATTCTTTAAAAAATATAAAGAGATAGATATGAATGATTTTATAAAATGTTTTACGGGGTTACAACGTAATTTTGGTTTTTGTAACATAAGTAATGGATATAAAGATCCTAATACAGGAAAAATAAAATTTAATGCAGGTGATTATGGTTGGTCAGGTAAATCAATTACTGAAAATGATTATAGACTTCACTTACATGGAAAAAAATCAATAGGTATTCAACCTTGTGATGATAATGGTTTTGCATGTTTTGGTGCAATCGATATTGATCCTAAGATATATAAAGATTTAGATATAGAAAAATATTTAACCATTATTCAAGAAAAAGAATTACCTTTAATACCTATTAAATCAAAAAGTGGTGGACTTCATTTGTATTTATTTACAAAAGAATTTGTAAAAGCTAAGGTAATTAAAGATTTTTTAGAACAGGTATTATTTTTATTTAAGTTACCTATTACAACTGAAATATTTCCAAAACAAACTAAACTAGGAAGTGATACAAATGGAAATAAAGTAAATGGTAATTTTATTAATCTTCCTTATTTTAATAAATCAGAAAGAGTTGCAATAGATCCTTCTGGAAAAGAAATGACATTAGATTTGTTTTTAGAAGTTGTAGAGTTAAATAAAGTTACTAGTGAAAAATTAGAAAACATATCCAATGATTTAATTAAAAAAGAATTAACTGGTGGTGCAGATGAATTTAAAGATGGTCCACCATGTTTGGAAATTTTATCTAAAAACAAAATGAAAGATGGTAGAGATAGATTTTTATATAACTACATGGTTTTTGCTAAGAAAAAATATCCTGATAATTGGGGTAAGATGGTTTTAAAAGCAGGTAGAAATTATTTTGAGTTTGATGAAATATGGACTGATAATTATATTGAAAAAAAAATAAAACATTGGGAGAAACAAGAAAAAGGACATACATGTCATGATGATTTATTAGCACCTGTATGTATTAAGTCAGAGTGTGTAAAAAGAAAGTTTGGAATTATTTCAGATAAAAAAATTAATTGGCCATTAATGAATAATTTAATTAAAGTAGATTTTAAACCAGACCCTGAATATTATTTTACAGTAGAAAGAGACGATGGTGAGTCTGTGCAAGTGCATGCAAAAGATGTAAATAAAATTAAAGATCAACAAGAGTTAAGAGGTTTAATAATGGCTCAAGCAGATTTTCCACCTCCTCCTATAAAAGGAATGGACTTTTTTGAAATACAAAAAGCATTATTCTCAACCATTGATACAGTGCAACCGGCTCCAGGGACCACACCTATGGAGATACTAAAGAAACATTTGAAAGATTACATACATAGTACAACTGCTACAAGTCATAACTCTTTTAAAAGTGGTAATGTTTTAAAAGATGATACGTACGCATACTTTGTATATGACGAATTTTTTAATGATTTAAAAGATAATGAATGGAAAAAAGATTCTTCTAGAACTTCTTACATGATTGAAAAAATGTTTGAGAATGAAAAAAATCATTTACCAAAACCACAATTTGGTAAAAAGAAAAGATTTCCCGGTAAAGATAAGAAGACCGATAAACCTTATCCAGGTGTAAATGGTTGTGCAGTCATACCATTATATTTATTTAAAAAAGATGAAGATGATGCTGATGTAATTGAGTTAGCTGATTTTAAAAAACCAGAAGAAATTGTTTAATGATATATAAATATTTTGGTCCTCCAGGTACAGGTAAAACACATAAGTTAATTAGTAGAGCTAAAGCATACATTAGAGTTGGAACTCCACTAGATAGAATAGGTTATTTTGCTTTTACTAAAAAAGCAGCTAAAGTAGCTAGAGAAAGAATGCCAGTAGACAATGATAAACTAAATTATTTTAGAACACTTCACTCTTTTGCTTATCAACAACTAGATTTAGATGATTCTATGGTTATGCAGCCAGAAGACTATGTTAAAATTGGTAAAGAACTTAATATTAGAGTCAAGTACTATGATAAATATAATCAAGAAGAAATTTTTTATTTAAATATTGAAAGTCCATATTTTAAAATGATTGGTAGAGCAATGAATAGAGATATTTCTGTGAGAGAAGAGTATGATAGAAATGAACATAATAAAAAAGAAATAGAATGGTACATACTAAATAATTTAGATAAAAATCTAAAAGAATATAAAAGAATCATGGGTAAATTAGACTTCAATGATATGATTGAAAGACTTATAAACAAAAAAGATTTACCTAAATTTAAAACTATATTTATAGATGAAGCCCAAGATTTGTCTCCATTACAATGGAAATTATTTGATAAGTTAAAAGAAAATGCGGAAGATATTTATTTAGCAGGTGATGATGATCAAGCTATTTTTGCATGGGCAGGTGCAGATGTCGATAGATTCATTGAAGAACCTGGAAAAGAAAAAGTTTTAAAATATTCAAAAAGAATATCTAAAGCAGTTCAAGAAGAATCGGAATTACCTTTAGAAAGAATCAAAGGTTTAAGAAAAGAAAAAATTTATTATCCAAGAGATTATCAAGGTGAATCTTTGAGAATAAATAATTTAGATCAAATAGATTTAACAGAAGATAGATATTTAATATTAACTAGAACAATACATAGATTAGTTCAAATTACAGAAGAGCTAAGAAAAAGAAATTTATATTATCAAAGTAATAAAGGTAAGAGTTTTCCCGTGAGATTATATAATGCATCTGTAAATTATAACTCATGGTGTAGAGGAATAGAATTAGAAGATAAGGAAATAAAACAGATAACAGAGTTCACTGGTTTAGCGAAAGAGAAATGGAATAACAATGTAGATTGGTTTGAAGCATTTGAACAAACTAAATTATCGGACAGAATTTATATTAAAGAAATGCTTATAAATGGTGAAAATTTAGATGAAGATGCTCGTATATATGCTTCCACAATTCATGCAGCTAAAGGTGGTGAGGAAGATAATGTTATTTTATGTTTAGATTTAGGAAGAACAATAAAGAAATCAGTTAAAAAAAGTGATGAGAAGAATGATGAGGAACATAGAGTTTGGTACGTAGGAGCAACACGTGCAAGAAATAATTTATATAAATTAAAAGGTAAAACAAAAAAGAATGAATACAAACACTTTAGCTAGATTATACAATAAGTATAAACAGAACGGGATAGAGATATTACTCAGCGGCGGTATAGCAGCGTCGTATAAAATTGATTTGGTTCTCGACTCCCTATTAATCATCACCGAATCAATAACTGCTATAACAAAAGGAGAAACATGAGAATAATAACAAGCGATATACTAATAACAATAACACTAACATTTTTTATAATTAACATAATGGAGGTTCTAAAATGATAAAGATAATAGAGTTAGAAAAAAGAGAAGATAATTTTTTTGTTATCTATGAAAAAAATAATGAGACATTTACATTTAATGGTAATGCAGAAGAATGTTTAAATGAAATAACAGGAGAAAACCATGAGCAGTAAAGACATGTTTGATAAAGCGTTTCCACAAGATAAGCAAATTGGAGGATCTCACTATAAAGATTTTCCCATTCAACCTTATGAGTTTATTTCAAAAAATAATCTCTCATTTTTTCAAGGCAACGTTGTGAAATACGTTTGTAGATACTTGAATAAAAATGGAATACAAGATATAGAAAAGATAATTCATTACTGTGAATTAGAAATTAAAAAACTGAAAGATACAAAAGGTAAAAAATGATTAAAGACGGACTAAAAATAAAAACCTTTTATAAAGGTAAAGAAGTTAAAATAATACAATTACATCATCTAAATTTTTTCTTTAGTGGTTTGTACACACTTAGTAGTAAATGGAAAATAGAACCTTTTAAAAAATTGTGGAATGATTGTGAAGACGATTTAAAATATCATGCAATGACAATTTTTATTGGTTTACTATATAAAGATATGTGCACCAAGAGAGGTTGGGAAGTAAACTACAAAAGATTTAAAAATGAAATGCTTTTAAAAAATAAAAACCCAAAAGTATTTTTATTAGAGTCGGATTATCTTACTATACCTGATAATAAATTTGACAATGCATTTAGATTATTAAAATCAGTTGGTCTTGTAAAACAAGGATCTCATCATAGTTACATTCAATTAGTGCATGAAGGTTGTGACTATAACAGGAAATTAGGTAATTATCTTTTTAATACTGAATATGCTCAAAGATCAATTAGAGAAAACACACATTATTTTGGAGATCATACTAGTAATGAACATTATAAAGCTTTTGAACAACGAAAAGAAATTAGTTTTAGGAGTTTAAATTAATATGTTGATGCCAACTACAGAATGGGTAGCACCTACGGAGTTTCCTGATTTAAGAAAAGCAGATGAGATTGCGATTGACTTAGAAACCAGAGATCCTGATTTAAAGAAACTGGGTTCAGGGGCCATTATAGGTAATGGTGAAGTTATAGGTATAGCTGTTGCTGTAGATGGATATAAAAATTATTTTCCAATAGCACATGGTGAGGGTCCTAATATGGAAAGAGATAAAGTATTAAAATGGTTCAAAGATGTTTGCGAATCACCTGGTACAAAAATATTTCATAATGCAATGTATGATGTGTGTTGGATTAGAAATCTTGGTATAAAAATCAATGGTTTAATTATAGATACTATGATTGCAGCTAGTCTTATAGATGAAAATAGATTTCAATACTCATTAAATTCTTTATCTTGGGTTTATTTAAATAAAGGTAAGAATGAATCTTTACTTACTAAAGCAGCTAAAGAAAGAGGTTTAGATCCAAAAGCAGAAATGTGGAAGTTACCTGCAAGTGAAGTAGGTGGATATGCAGAAGAAGATGCAGCTTTAACTTTAGAACTTTGGAATAGATTTAAAAAAATTATTATTGAAGAAGATTTACAAGATATATTTAATCTTGAGACCGATCTCTTTCCTTGTTTAGTTGATATGCGCCACCTAGGTGTTCGGGTAGATATCGAGAAAGCCAGTCAATTGAAAACAGCAATGGCAGTAAAAGAAGAAAACCTATTACAACAAATAAAAATAGAAACAGGAGTAGATACTCAGATATGGGCTGCAAGATCGATTGCAGAAGTTTTTGAAAAACTGAAGCTACCTTATAGCCGAACTGAAAAGACGGACTCTCCTTCATTTACTAAAAATTTTATTTCTACACATAGTCATCCTGTAGTTCGTATGATAGCAGAAGCTAGAAAAATAAACAAGGTCAGTACAACCTTTATCGACACCATTTTAAATCATGAACATAAAGGTAGAATTCATGCAGATATAAATCAAATTAGATCTGATGATGGAGGAACTGTTACAGGAAGATTTAGTTATTCTAATCCAAACTTACAGCAGATACCGGCACGTGATCCAGATACAGGACCACTGATTAGAAGTTTATTTATACCTGAAGAAGGTTGTAAGTGGGGTACGTTTGATTACTCACAACAAGAGCCAAGATTAGTTACACACTATGGAATAAGATTTGATTATGAATCAGCAGAAACAATTGCAGAAGCATATCATAATGATCCTAATACAGACTTTCATAAGTTAGTTGCTAAGTTAGCAAACATAGATAGAAAAGAAGCTAAGACAATTAATCTTGGTTTATTCTATGGTATGGGTAAAGCAAAATTAATGAATGAATTAAGTGTAACTAAAGAAAAAGCTGATGAATTATTTTCTCAGTATCACAGTAATGTTCCTTTTGTTAAACAATTAACAAATGGAGTTATGGCTGCTGCTCAACAAAGAGGTAAAATAAAAACTATACTTGGTAGACGTTGTAGATTTCCTAAGTATGAACCAATACTTAGAGGTTCAGATTGGGGTACATTTGTGCCTGCAGAAGATCATGACACTATGTTAGAACTAAAAGAAATGGGACCACATTTATTAGATGATGATGGTAATGTTATTAAAGATAAAAATGGAAATCCTAAAAAAAATTATTGGTATAAAAATGGACATAGAAGAGCATTTACTTACAAAGCATTAAATAAATTAATTCAAGGTAGTGCAGCTGACATGACAAAGAAAGCTATGGTTGATTTATATAAAGAAGGTTTAGTAGGTCATATACAAATACATGATGAATTAGACTTTTCTATAGAATCAGAAAGTCAAGCAAAAAAAATAAAAAATATTATGGAAAATGCAGTTGACTTAAAAGTACCTAATAAAGTAGATTATGAATCTGGCCCTAATTGGGGAGAAATAAAATAATGTACTATGTCTTATTTAAATGCTAACATACCGCCGATTTATTGTAAAATAAGGAAGGAGTATCTTTATGATCTTAAAGAACATCAAGGAGAGTCTAGTGACTGTGTTATCTTTGGTCTTAGCTCTATTTCAGGTCGCGCACTCTTATTTAATATCATGCTACCCAATGGTGCGTGCTTTTGGCGTTTGCCTATCTCAGCGTTTTTCCAAAAATCGTATGACAGAACCAATGTGCCGGATATGCAGACGAACGAACTTCAACTGTGGAACAGTTTCAGCTATTACCCTAGCGTGCATTGCTTTGATTGGTTGGCTGGTATAGATGGCAAATATTTAGGTAAAGATAAAAAATTTTACAAAGGTCAATACTTATTTACTATTGACTGGGCGCATCCAGAGACTAATATACTAAATACGGAACATTCTGAAATTCCGCAAGAGCACAAGTGTGCACACATATTAGCGTTACAAAACGGTAATTATGCAGCGCAGCCAAATAACAGAATCATTTGGCATGTTAATAGTTACACAACCGATAATGATTGGCCCGATTATAAAGTACAAAATACTTACTGGGATGCTGAAGGCGGAGATTGGGTAACAGAGGATTCTGATAAAATGTTTTATGATATTGAGGAAAAAAAATGAGTTTAAATATATGTATAGACTGTAAGTTTGAAAAAAAGAAATGTCAGTGCACTGCTGAAGAAAATGAAACACCTGAAGTTAAAATGACTTGGTGGAGAAAAATAATTTATTATTTAATAGGTTAAGTTGATGGAGTATTGTAGGATGAATTATTATTTTACAGGTTTATTAATTTTAGCTTTTATATTATTAGCTTTTTATGGAGGACCACAATGAAAAAATGTAAACAATGTAAAAAAGAATTTGAACCAAAAGATGAACTAGATTTATTTTGCGGTCAGGATTGTAAGGAAGAAGCATTGGCAGAATTAGATTCAGGTTCTGATGAGTGCCTATCATGTCAGTAAAAATTTCTGAAAATACAAGTATCGGTCTTCCATTACGAAATTTAATTTCCTTGTTAGCAGCCGTAGCTGTTGGAGCATGGTTTGCATTCGGTGTTATTGAAAGATTAAATAGATTAGAGACTAAAAACCAATTATTTGAAAAAGATTTACTTGAGGCTAGTGTTCAAAAACCCATCGATCAAGAGCAATTCATGATCCTGGAATGGCAGGCAACTCAAATAGAGAAGATGCAAAAACAATTAGAAGACAATGTACACACTGGAGTAATGTTAAAAGCACATGAAAAAGAAATTGAAAAACTAAAAGCAGATATAGAAAAATTAAAAGATGCAACAAGAGATATTAAATTTGCAAATGGAAATGGATCACATTAATGACCAAATTAGTCATAGCACTTTGTTTATTTTTAAATGGTCAATTAGTAGAGCACCGTATTCAAGAATCAATGGGCACATGTTTGAAGATGAAAAGAGAAGCAACACGAAATATGGACATGAAAAACAAGCAATTAATGTGTGGAGAGGTAGAGGCTTATATCTCTGTAAACATTGACGGAAGCGAAACAATTGATAAGATAGTTATTGAATCAAAATAATGAATTTATCTAGAAATTTTACGCTTCAAGAGCTAATTAAATCGGATACAGCGATCCGGTTAAATATTGATAACAATCCTAATTCAGATCAAGTAGAAAAATTAAAAATGCTTTGTGAAAATGTACTGCAGCCGGTACGTGATCAATTCGGTAGAGTGAAGGTTACCTCGGGCTTCAGGTCTCCGGAATTGTGTCGTGCAATTGGAAGTAGTGAGAATTCACAACATGCTAAAGCTGAGGCAGCAGATTTCGAATGTCTAGGAACTGACAATGCTGAACTAGCAGATTGGATACATAAGAACTTAGAGACAGATCAATTGATATTGGAGTTCTACACTCCAGGAGAACCTAACAGTGGATGGATACATGCAAGTTACATACCATATCAACCAAGAAGACAATTTTTACATGCGTATAGAGAAGATAAGAAAGTAAAATATAAACCAATAATAGGAAAGGCAGTAGACTTAGTATGACCAGTAAATTCAAAGTGTTTAATAAAATAGATACCGTACATGGTATTTGTGAAGAGTGTGAAGAAGATTCAATTTTAGTTGCAATCGTCTCAGATTTTTATAGATGTACTAATTGTGGACATGATACAAAACAACATATCAATGGACGTATTAGATATTTAAGGTTAGATGAATCTGATAAGAAATGGATTAAAGAAAACTATATTAAGTAATGGCTAAGAAATTTAAAGATCATATTGTAAGGGACAAGCCTAAGAAAAGGGGCAGCCGTCAACACAAGAAATCATTAAATAAAAACGAGAAAAGACAAAAACGGACTCGAAGATACAAGGGTCAAGGAAAGGGATAACATGAACGATAAAGAAATAAGAGTGATAACAAATAAAGCAGATAAGTTAGCGATTGAATATAACAAGACTAAGGACCCAAGCATCAGGGATCAGTGGTTTAAGTTGCTGAAGCAGATTCCTCAGGAGTCTTCGGATTATCCGTCTTTTCGCACATAAATTTAGGATAAAGTTCCATTTTTTCGACAACTTCTACAGAAAACAAATCACCATTGAAAAGTATTTCGTAAGACTCACCAAGTCCTTTTTGTACGCAACCATAATGTGTATTATAAAATCTATCATACATGTGTTTATCCACAGGTACTTCAGCGCATTGTTGTGTTACTACTGAACAAATGTAAATTGTGAGAAAAAATTTCATTGACTTATTATTGAAAAAGTTTATTATTATCCTATATTTGTTATTATAAATTAATTGAAAGAGGATACACAAATGACAGACATAAGTAAATATAAATCTGTTGCACTCTCACATTCGAGTTGTGACAAGTTAGATAAAATCAGGAAAATAATTGTTCCTGAAGTTTCAGTGTCTAGAGCAAAAGCTTTAGATATAATTATTAACGAGAAAGTAAGGAAATTAAATGGCAAGCTCTCATCTAGTAAGTAAAACAGTTGAACTACACGAAAAAAAAGACCCAGTTAAAAATCTTTGGAGAAATGTTTTAATAATAGGTCTTGAAGATCTTTTAAAGAATAAAGAAAAGCAAGCAATTCGTGCAGCTAAATCTTTTTCTAAAGAAGAAATTTGGTTTTATAGTGATGACTTTAAATTAATTTGTGAATATGCAGACATAGAACCCGATATGGTTAAAAAAAGAACATTTGAAGCTATAGAAAGGATAAGAAAAAAATATGCTGAAAAAGATATGTCCAAGATGTCAGGGCAATGGTTATATAAAGGTAAAACAATCGGTAGAGAATCCAGTAGAGGAAGTTCTACAATGTCCACTTTGTAATTCGGAAGGAGAAATAATGGATAAAAATACATTTGAAGAAGTAAGACAAAGACATAAAATAAAAACAGAAAGACTTATGTTGGAATCTGAATTAGTTAAACAATTAAATGGTGTCATTAAAAGATTAAATGATGAAGTAGATACTTTAAATAAACAAAAACAAAATCTTCATGACGCTGTTGATATGTTAACTAAACAAAAAGAAGATTTACAATCTAAATTAGAAGAAAAGGAGAAATCTTAAAATGAGAAGATCAATGTTAGAAGCACTTGAAAAAAGATATGAAGCTGAAATCGCTGAAGCAGATGCAACGATAAAAATATACCTAGATAACTCTGTAGGTATTGGTGAGCACCCACAACACTTAGACGAAATAGATAAGCAATTAACTAAAATTGTAGAGGCTGAAGAAAAACAAAACGCACTGCAAGCTTTTAAGTTTTAAATTATGAAATGTTTTCATTGTGGTGATGATCTTAGGTGGAACAATGACTATGATACAGAGGATGTTGAGGAGTATTTAGTTGTCAGCATGTATGAATGTATGAATGAAAATTGTAAAGCCTGGTATGAGATATATCATGGTATCAGAGATAAGGAGAAACCAAATTAATGGCTGATCCATATAGAAAAATGTATGCGGAACGCTACAAACAAATTACTTTACCTAATGAAGCTTCAGATAAATTAAAAACTTTATCTAAAAATTTTAATTATGGTAAAGAATTAAAAAGAGCTAAGACTATTGAAGCAATGGCATGGCAGTTTGATTTAATTAAAAACACTGATCGTGCTATTGTTTGGAGAAACAATAAGTTTGAAATAATAGAAATAAATAAAAATGCCTAAAGATATTTTTAAACCTGTAAGACATAATGTTTATAATGAAAAAAATATACCTGAAAAAAATTATGTTCCAGTTTATAAAAGAGTTAATAAAGGAAGAACATATTTCATAAAAGGTTTTGAGAACATGTGGCAATTTTGTAGAGTTTGTAATGAACTTAAACATCAGAAAGATTTTACAGTTCATTCTGAACTAGATAAATATGCTAGAAGAAAATTAAGAAATATATGTCGTGGTTGTGATATAGGTCAAACTAAACTTTTACATAAATTAAAACATGAACAAGGAAAACCTCCAAAAGATTGCCAGTTATGTGGTGAAGAAAAAAAATTACAATTAGATCATTGTCATAAAACTAATAAGTTCAGAGGATGGTTATGTAATGATTGTAATAGTGGATTAGGTAAATTAGGTGATGATATTGAATCATTAGAACGTGGAATAAAATATTTGAAAGGTGAATTAAAGGAAAATAAAAATGATTAAAACAAAACAATTTGACTACCCAACATCAACACGTGCTATGGTTGATGGTAAAAGAGTTTATAGTATCAATGGAGAAGCGCTGCCATCGGTGACTACTATATTACAAGCTACAGAACCTCCTGAAAAGAAGGCTATACTTGAGGCGTGGAAGAAAAGAGTCGGAGAAAAAAATGCAGATATGATAAGAGATACTGCAGCAGCACGAGGATCAATATTACATAGAATCGTTGAAAATTACATAACAGATACAAGACACCTGGATTTAACTGACATGGGTAGGCATGCTCATAAAATGGCCGATATTCTTATTGAGAGCGCCATAGACGGCCGTTTAAATGAAGTGTGGGGTGTAGAGCCATATTTAGCATACCGGGGCTTATTTGCCGGTCAAACGGACCTTATAGGCATACATGATGGTAAGATTACAGTATGTGACCATAAAAATGCTAATAAACCTAAAAAGAAAGAATGGCTCCATGATTCATATAGAATACAACTTGCGGCATATGCACTTGCTTTTGAAGATATGTTTGGTGAACACATTCCAAGGGGTATTAATTTTATTGTAACTAAGGATATGTACTACCAAGAGTTTTCTTGGGATGGTCAAGAGTTTAGAAAAGCTAAGTATGATTGGCTTAAAAGAGTCGATCAATACTATAAATTAAAGGATAAAGAGACTAATAATGGCTAAAATGTGGTTGAATAAAGGCATTGTAAAGCAAAAGAATCATGGTTCAAGCATCCGGAATCCGGGTTCAGGG